ACCAATGCCATGGGAACCAGCGACAGCAGCGCAGGCTACAGCGTGGAAACCGTGGCCACGAATGCCGACGTGTTCGCGACCCCGGAAATCTCTTACATCATTGATGATGTGGGTCTGCATACGGGGCAGGTGACTGACGGCGGTAAAACCGATGACAAACAGCCTGAGCTGCACGGCACCGGTGAGCCCGGCAGTGTCGTGACTGTCACCATGTACGGTCCATCAACAGGGAAAACCTACACCCTTGGCCATGTCACTGTGGGTAATGACGGCACCTGGAGCTACCAGTTCACCGGCAAACAGGGACTGCAGTCGGGAAATAACGTCTTCCATGTCACGACGACGGACACAGACGGCCACACACTGACAGGAGACAGCTACACTGTGGCACTGACCGGCAGCAATGCCGACGACAACACCCCTCCGGACATTACTCCACCAGATACGCCAAACATTTATGCTGCGCAGGAAACCAATGATGACGGCACTCAGCACGGGGTGAAGAGCGGTGGCACCACTGAAGACAGCACACCGGAACTGCTTGGTGCTGCAGAGCCAGACAGCATCGTGACGATCTACGACGGCGCGGTTGTGATTGGCTCCGTTGCAGCAGATTCAGAGGGTAATTGGACCTATGATGTTTCTCAGGCACTTGCTGACGGTAAACACACCTTCACCGTGACCGCGACAGATGCAGCCGGCAACACGAGTGATCATTCCCCTAGCTATATTGTGGACGTTGAAACAGCAGACATCACCCCACCGGATGCCCCGGTCATCGAGAATTACCACGATGATGTCGGCGATTACAAAGGTGACTTCAAATCGGGCACCACCACGGATGACGCCACTCCAGAGCTGAAAGGCCATGCTGAAGCGAACAGCATTGTGAAAGTGTATGAGGGCAGCACACTGCTGGGCTCAACAACCGCACACGATGACGGCTCATGGAGCTTCACGCCATCCGCACGCACTGACGGCAGCCACACCTTTACTGCCACTGCGACAGATGCAGCGGGAAATGTCAGTGCGCATTCTGGCAACTTTGTGGTGAACGTTGATGTGCCGGACACCACTCCACCGGAAGTACCCGTGTTCACGAATGCATATGGCACTGCGGAAGATGGCGCTAAAGACGGGACAGGAGTGAGTAACGGCGGCACGCTGCATGACACCACACCAGAGCTGGCAGGCGTTGCGGAGCCCGGCAGTGTTGTGAAAATTTACGATGGTTCGGTGCTGATTGGCTCCACGACTACGGGTGCTGACCACCGCTGGGCTTTTGATGTTTCCGGCGCGCTGTCCGAAGGCAAGCACACCTTCTTCGCGACTGCGACAGATGCGGCAGGCAATACCAGTGCGCATTCTGGCAACTTTGTGGTGAACGTTGATGTGCCGGACACCACTCCACCGGAAGTACCCGTGTTCACGAGTGCATATGGCACTGCGGAAGATGGCACTAAAGACGGGACAGGAGCGAGTAACGGCGGCACACTGCATGACACCACGCCAGAGCTGGCAGGTGTTGCGGAGCCCGGCAGTGTTGTGAAAATTTACGATGGTTCGGTGCTGATTGGCTCCGCAACTACGGGTGCTGACCACCGCTGGGCTTTTGATGTCTCCGGCGCGTTGTCCGAAGGCAAGCATACCTTCTTCGCCACTGCGACAGATGCGGCAGGTAATACCAGTGCGCATTCAGGCAACTTTGTGGTGAACATTGATGTACCGGATATCACCCCACCGGATGCACCGACCATTATTGATTTCTATGATGATGCCGGCGATTCTAAAGGCCATGATATCAACGGCGGCACGACGGACGACACGACGCCAACCCTGAACGGTCAGGCTGAAGCCAACAGCATTGTCAAAGTGTACGAAGGCAGCACCCTGCTGGGGTCAACAACGGCCAAAGCAGACGGCAGCTGGAGTTACACCACGCCTGTGCGTACCGACGGCAAACATGACTTCACCGCGACGGCCACGGATGCGGCCGGTAATGTCAGTGCGCATTCCGGTGATTTTGTGGTGAATATTGATACGGCCCCAGTGGGAGTATCTGGCTTTGAAGATTTTCAGCAGGTTGATCATCCTTATGATCAATTTTCAAGTTTTACTACAGACTCAGGTCTGAAGATAGAGTCTTCAGTTAGTAATGCACGATGGGCCCGTTTCCGTTTAGTCGATCATCCTGAACTGGATAATACTTGTATTTTGAATCAACAGTTTAGTTTGATGACATTTACCTTACCGGGTGCGGCTGATACGGTGTCATTTTATGGGAATGGCCAGGAGCGTGAGAGCATGACTGCTAAAGATAGAATTCATGCTTATGATGCAAAGGGCAATGAAGTGGCCATTTCGATTAGCGTGAAGGATGCGACACATGCAGAAACGACTGCGCATGTAGTCGTGGGATACCACTATACAATTACCCCCGCATCTGGACAGCACATTGCGTCGTTCACAACAGAGCATTTAGATGTGATAGACGATGTCTCCTGGTATTCTGCAAACGCCCAGCACGCCAACCTGCAAAGTGCCATGCTGACCAGCCCGGACGCCGTGGAACATCACGACATTCTGACTCTGGCGCAGATTGATGATTCGCATAAATCCACCGCTGCGGTCGATATCACTGACCATGTGCAGAACACCCTTCATCTGACCCTGAACGACATTCTCAGCGAAGCCCATCCGAATCTGTTTGTGCAGGACGGCAAGCAACAGCTGGCTGTCACCGGCGACCAGGGTGATGTGGTTGAACTGAAAGTCGACGACCTGGCTCACAACACCTGGCAGGATAGCGGTGCAGTGACGGCAGGTGGCATTCAGTATGAGGTGTATCAGCATGCAGGCAGTGACGTAGAACTGCTGGTTCAGCACGGTCTGGAATTACATCAGGTTTCATAATCCCTGACGTGTTCTGACCTAATCCATCCCTGGCTCCGGCCGGGGATTTTTACTGCGCCTCTTCCTTCGTCAGCGTTCCGGCAATCTGACGGCAGTAAAGGGGATTGACGTCCAGTGATATAAAAAACTCGCTAAGGTGTATCAGAATGCGATTTTGATACAACCTGGTCTCAAAATGACCAGGAAACGAATAACTTTTCAGATAACTCTTTTTTCCACCCGTTAATATCTTTCTCTTTGGGCGCTCATGCATTGAATTGCTCTGGAGAATAATTACGGGAGCTTATTAAATGTACGGTATTAAAAACCAATTGCCATAAATTTTCTGAATCGTCTTTCTAATAACGTCTGATTTTCATGCCAATATCTCTATATTTATCTATGTCTTTAATAAAGAATCAGGATCAACTTCAGTCCAATCGTCACCTACTGGCACAGGGCTACCTGTCAGATTAGGTGTGGCTATGTATCGCAGTTGTGTCAGTTCAAGCCTGAGCTAATAAGTATTAGCAATTCATCTTCCACAATCTTCATATCCTCTGCGTCCAGCCCCAACAGCGGGCGCGCCGGATACTGCATTTCCTTTGCACGGACAGACGGGCGATCCCGCAGCCCGTACTGATGCACTTTTGCCATCCGTTGCACCTGTCCGGTAAATTCCACCACCGCGTCGTCAGCGGTGCCTTTGGCCTTCATGTATTTGGCCGTGCGCAGTTTGGCGAACATCTCCCGCTTAATGCGGCCTTTCTTTGCCCGCAACGGCTGCGGGCGGCGCGGCGTGAACGGCTGCCCTTCCGGCGTGATCTGCTGCTTGATTCGTTGCTGCTGATGTTTGCGCAGACGCTTCGCAATGGTCGCCGCCATCGCCTTCCGGCTTTGCGGTGACAGCGCGGCAATCAGCCCCGCCAGGCGGGTATCAAACGCTGACAGCTCACTCATTCCACTGACTCACTAACTCGCCGTGCAGATACAGTTCACGCGGCCTTTCCACCGGTTCAGGCAGCGGCGGTTCCGGAAAGTGCTCCACATACAGACCGGCATCAATCTGTTTCACGATCACGCGCTCGGTGAGCTGCACATCAATCGCGATATCGTAGGAACCATCATCCAGCATATCGGCCTTAAATTTAAAGCCGGTCTGCTGCTTTTCCGGCGTCGCCATAATGTCCGGCTGGTTCTCACGCAGCCAGGCCAGGATGGGCACAATAATCAGATCGCAGTCCTGGGCAAAGTTGGTGATCAGCAGTTCGGTCTGGTACTGGTATTCAAACGACAGCGAACTGGCTAACGTGGAAACGATGCGACCATTGTCCACAAACATTCGCAGGGTGTCGGGACTGGTTTGCAGCACCGGCACGGCGTCAGTTAAGGCTTTTCGTAGCTGTGCGGGTTTTAACACGGTGTTCCTCCTGGCATTGTCTGACCGCTTCCACCTGGAGGCCGCAGGCGGTCAGCGCGGCCTCCAGGTTTCTGACATCACTGCTTAAGTCGCCGTTAGTGACCGGTGAGCTTGCCGGTATCGGGCAACTGGTTACCGCCGGACAGCCAATGTAAATAATCTGCGGCGCTGGCAAAGGCGGGACGTGCGTGCATCCGGCTAATACCGTCAGGCAGACGAGTGCCGTACCAGTCGCGTATTTCCTGATTTTCATTGAGTAACCTTTGAATATGAACTTCACGGACGCGCGCCTGCTCACCCGCCCGTGCGAGCTGGGTGCGCAGGCGTTGTTCCTGGCGTTCCCGCGTTACGGCCTCATCGTTCAGGCGATTAATGGCGTTATCGCGGCTTTCAATACCGGCGGACAGCGTGCCGATAATGCGCTGCGCCTGTTCGGCTTTTTCAGTCAGGCCGCCGATACGCCAGGTTTGCAGCCCCGCCAGCGCGCAGGCGGCCAGCAGTAAAATAATCGTAATGCGCATCAGACTCCCCGCAGGCAGTAGGCCAGCTCATTCGCGCGGCGGCGCTCCAGGCCGGTGACGCGGGCACCGTTAACAAACACCCAGCGCGGCAACTGTTCGCAGGCATCCCGCCATTGGCCTTTGTTGATGAAAAACGCCAGCGTGGACTTGCAGGCTGCTGTCACGCCCACGTTAAACGCAAAGGACACCACGGCGTCATAAACGGGCTGCGGCATGGCGACCGGCATACATCGGGCAATGCCTTTCTCCACCCGCATCACGTCTTCCACCAGGTTAACGGCGGCCTGCCGTTCGCTGATGTGCGTTTGCGGTTTCACGCCTGCGGTGTGCCCGATGCCGTTTGTCCAGACGCCCGCGCTGCACTGATAGGCCGACAGGCGGCAGCCTTCAAAATCGGCAATCAGTGCCAGACCGGCGGCGGAGGTTTTCAACGTTGGCGTTTGTGGCAGCAATGCGGCAATCGCCAGGACGGCGGCGACGGCGCAGCGCCTAACGATTGATGGCTGCATTAATGTCCCCTCTGACGCCCATAGCTTTCAGCAGGCGGTAAGTTTTACGCCGGTAGTACCAGTTCACCAGGAAGGTCGCCACGCCGACGGCGGCACCGACCAGAAAGGCGATATCCTGCGGTGACATTGCGCCGAGCCAGGCAAGAAAGGCCGCGACGCAGTAACAGATAAACGAGGTGATGCGCTCCATGGTCATCAGTCCCAAAGTGAGACGGTTTCACTGACTGCGGCCTGGGTTATGTCCGGCAGCTCCACCGCGTAGCCATGGGGCAGGATTGCCCCCTGTGCGGCTAAGCCAACGTTAGCCGCGTAAACTTTTTCAACTACCGATCCCGTGCGCCCGTAGTACCGCCAGCAAAGCGAATCCACGGTGTCGCCCTGTTCGGCAGTGACTTTCATCAGAGCAGCCCGATGATGCAGTGAGACACACCGGCGACGTCGCCGATCGCGTTGCGCCCGTCCCGCCATAAATCATCCACCGTGCTTTCCACAATCTCGGCCTTTTTGCTGCCCTTATCGGTGGTGTCGTTATTCGGGTAACGCTCAGCCAGGAAGGCCGCCGCAATAGACGCCACGGCGCGCTGATAGGCGCAGACCTTCACGCTTTCATCATCAATCTGGTCGGCAGGGACATCAGCCAGGTGTGTAAAGCCCTGCGAAATCTGCGCATCACGAAAGCTGAACAGCTCGGCGTTCACTTCGGTCATGGCAAACTTTGCGGCGGTGCGCAGACGTTTCGCGGTAACCGTGCCCTCCAGGCGCAGCGTGTCGCGCAGCTCAACCGGATCGACATCAGGCCAGAAATGAGTGTTTTTAATCGCGGGTTCCGTCGCGGCGTCCGGCTTTGGTGCAGGTACAACAAGAGACATAATGACCTCTGAATG